AGATATGAAAGGACATATCACTTATAGTCAGCCGGCTATAATTCAAACTCGTGCGGAAGAGATAGTGACCCCGCCCTTGCCAGAGCCATCTGAACGAAGAACAGATGTTGTACAACCAATGCCAGAGCAGGAAAAAGAAGTGGATGAGGTACAAGAGGGCATACCGAAACCTTTGTTGGACCTAATGAGAGAGAATAAGGTAACAGTAAGTGAAATACAAAAGGCAGTTGCAAGTAGGGGTTACTATCCGGAAGATACACCGATTATGAATTATGATGCTAGTTTTATAACAGGAGTATTAGTAGGAGCATGGCCAGCAGTATTTGGAATGATTAAAGAAAAAAGATTGAAGAGTGGAGAGTTTGTTTCAGCAGATAATCTACAAGAAGAAATGCCATTCAATTAAGTAAAGGAGACGTAAAACATGAGTACAGTAGATAGAGAGTTACAATGGGATGACCAAATTGA